AAGAGAAAAAAGAGAAAATTCAAAATAAAAAAGAAAAGGAAATCATTCTCTTTGGTAAAGTACTTCATTTACTTCCACCTGGCGATGAAGCATGGACGGACGATCAGAATGAAGCGTTAAAACAATTTGGCGCAACCATGTATGACAAAGAAGAACAGAAAGAAATTTTACAAGCGATTTATGATGGTAAGTGTGATACAAATAAACCATTAATTTTAATGGAGCAATGTCTACCTGTGCGGCGTATCATTCAGAGTTTGGCTTTAACCAAATTGAAAGAACTTGCAAAAACAACCGTTACCAATGAGCCTATTGGAGTATCTCCTAAAAAGGGTTCTACTAAAAATGGTAAAAATAATAAAAAAGATAAAAATGGTAAAAATAGTAAAACAAATGAAACAGGTAAAACCGCTACAAGAGGTGAATCTGGATCTATTCCAGAGAGAGAAGATGATGATGAGTTGAAAGAGGACGATGATGAGTTGAAAGAGGACGATGATGAGTTGAAAGAAAATGATGAAAGCAAGCAACAACGAAAAGCAGTAATGATAGACGAAATGATAAATGGTCACCTTCATTACATGGATCAATATATTGCAGATGCAAAAGCAAAGAAGTTTGATGAAACTGTGATACGTACCATGGAAAAAGATAGAGGAGGTGCTAAAACATTAGCTGCGGAAGGAAAACAACATTTATCGCAAGCAACGCAATCAACGCAAGCAGCACAAGCCGACATGGCTCTCGCTGAAGATATGGTAACACGTATTGGGGCGCTATCTGCTAAAATTATACGAGCATATACTGCTGAAAATAAGAAATATTTAGATGCATTAAAAGCACAACAAGTAATTGCACCTGAAGAGCCTCAAAAGCCTTTAGCACCTGAAGAGCCTATAGCACCTGTAGCGCCTATAGACACTCAAATAACCGATGTAGATGAAACAATCGCTGCCATGGAAGAAATAGATACAATTTTACAAGAATTAGAAATGGCAGATTTATCGCTACCTATACAAGAGAAAACCATTGAAAATGATAGTACTGCCATCTCATCAGCAGTTGCAGCCGTTGCCGTTGCAACGCTTACCAATGTAGAACCCCCACGATCTGAACTGGATACCGCCATGATTGCACAATATGAAGCTGAAATAGAATCAAATGGTGCAAATCTACGATTAAAAGCGGCTGAAAAAGCGCTTGAAACAGTTAAACGAGTGCCGTTTTCATTAAAAGGTCCTATGATCGCAAATAGCTCTTATCGTAAAGCGGAACTGAATAATTGGACCACATCAGAAGATCAACATCAGCGCATTATTAAAGCAATTCAACAAAAAGTACAGGATGCAACCGAACAAAAAGAAAAAGCGGATGCAAATGAAGTGAAGGCTAAAGAGGCCGTTCGTCAACTAAAACCTACTACACCAGGACAAACATCGGATTACACTCCTTCTGAAGCATCCTTGTCTACCACTACTGCAAATACTGCCGTCATTTCTTCATGGATTCAACAAAAAAAGGCAGAGGCCGAAATGAAACATAGTGAAATAAATACACAAATCAATGCGGCTGCTATTACTATTTTAGAAAATAAGCCACACGAAATAGGAGAGAATATTACTCAGCTAACAAAAGAATTGGAAGAGTATCCTACTAAGCATCCAACCTTGTTTTATCTGTTTGGAAAATGGTCAGGTATCTCCAGCATTATTAAAAAGATGACAGCGCAATATCGTGAACGTGAGACATCGCACTTCTCTTTTGCAGAGGCAACAATTATGTATTATGAAGCATGCATAGATGCAGCTGATATTGAAGGACAATACCAACATTTACAAATGATATCGTCACTGTACAATACACCTATTGAATTCCCTCCTCTACCAGATGCTTCTAGTAAGAAAGTAGTGAATGGATTGGAGCGATTGGAGGAGATTGTAGTATTAGGGCAGGAGGAAAAAGTATTGGGACAGGAGAAAAAAGTAGATAAAAATCAAAGAACTGCATACAAGAATGAAATTGCACAATACTTTAATATTATAGAAGAAGACTATAATGAATTACAATGTATTCATTTGATTAAACAGACAAAATCATACAATGACACTATAAAGTATTTAGAAATGATGTATCCATCTAATTCATCATTAGATAGTATTATTGATAAAACGAATAGAGATATTTATCGTATGCGAGATATTACTGTCATTACTGATTCTGGAAAAAATATTGTACGTGAAGATGCAGCAACAGCAAAGATTAAAGAAGTAACAGAAAATATACCAGAAAAAGATAAGAGACTTATTTATTTATTATTTGCTCAAGGATTAATGAATAATACTGTCACAGATATGAGTAAAGATTTTAATAAACTATTACCATTACCAGGTGGTAATAAACTTATTCCATATATTACAGAATTTACACTAACACATGATCTCATTCGCTTTAGATATGTATATACCATGGGTTACAAATTTTTAGATCAAGATGACCCTGTCAATCCAGAAGAATTATCTTTCATACCATATTATTTTGATATCACGGTGGAATTACAACGAAAATCAGATGAGGGGTTCATTCGTTATGAGATTCATAATCTAGATACTCCTCTAGATCCCCAAGTACAAGAAGTAGTAGATGCAAAAATTAAATATTATGAAGCGAAGTTGGAGGTGATTCAAGCGGAGGCTGCAATTAATTCAGTTAAAGAAGCAATGAAGAATATCATGTCAAATATTAGTGAAAAGAAATCAAGTCTTGGTGATAAATATCATGGCCCATATCTTTCTGAAAAGAAAGCAGCAAAACTTTCTACAAAAGAAAATAAACGAAATAATATTGAAAAGAAACAGAACGAATATAAGACAAAGGGATTAAATTCTTCTACCAAAATAAAAGGTGATATTGAAACATCCATTACATTTTATCAAATGGAGTTATCTACTGCAAAAGAGCATGAAGCCACATCTAAAATAGAAATGGAACAAATTATTTCAAAATACAAGGAACTACTTACACCTCTTAATGATAATAAAATAAAAGTACATATTAAAAATTGGATACGTGATACCAAAAAGAAATATGAAGAACATGCTGAAAATTCAAAAGCGCTTCAAGATATTACACAACAGGATCTTGATTTAGTAGCGGTTAAAGTAAGTATAGAGACAACTCAAAAAGTGGTAGAGGAATATTTAAAAAAGATACAAGAGGCATGGATCACATGGTCCTCTCGCATATGGGCGTCCTATAAAATTCGTGATGCATACAATGCACAAATCAGTGAATATGATTTATATACCAAATTGTATATTATTCATCTTAATGCTACCATTCAATATGAAAAAGATAATGCAGCATTTAATGGAATAGATACATTGGATGAGGTATCCATTCAGGAATCCGCAGCACAGGAATCTGCAGTAGAAGAATCTGTAGTAAAAGAGCCTATTTCTTCAAATGCCGCTTTTGTTGCAGCAGCGGCTGTTGCGGTTGCCATATCTATCGCTCCTGAAATTCAAGGATATGGTAATTTAGTAAATGCAGTAGAAGAGGCAATAGAACAACTAAATGAATCCACAGAAAGTCAACAACAAGTAGTAGACGCATTTGTAAGTGCAACTGAGCAACGAGAAGAACTAGAACCAATTATTGCAGAGGCAACTGCTACAAATACAAATAGAGCACTTGAACTCGCACAAGAAGCCAATCGTAAAGCAGCAGAAGTTGCAGAACAGGCAAAGACGGCCGCTACAGCACAGTTGATTCCCAGTGGAGAAACTCCGCTGGATCCCTCTTCTTCTGGACAATCTGAAATGGAAAACTACCTAAAGAAAGAGGGAATTCGTCCTCCTAATAATAATCGTCGTACAAATAATAAGAAACCAAAGAGTGAAAAGAATAAAAAAGATGAAAAAGATATAATACAATCATTTGGTGGTAAGAAAAAACGCAAATGGCACACTAAAAAGAAACAACGAAAGTAATATCATAAATCAACTCATGTTGTATAAAACAGATATTGATTTATTAAAATCGCATTTTGCTACCCTTCTTCACCAGTAAATCCATTAAAAATAGTACAAATACACCACTGGAAATAAACATTAATAGCTCTGATGTAACCTGTTCAGGTGAAGAACGATCCATATCATCCAGTCTTGCAAATATTTTATCCATTTTTCGCATTAGTTCCTTGGTGGAAATTGCATCCGTTTGATCCGACTCCCTGTAAAACTTTCCACCTGGAGGCGGCAACTGTTCAATAAATGAAGTCTGAGCACCACTTTGCGTAAGTGGTTTCCAAAACATATTCACCGATGGATTTGGTACTTGGTTGGCGGATCCTGCACGGGCTACACCCGCATGCTCAAATGCCGTTAAAAAATCAGGCTGTAATCGATAATTGTCCTGTTCTGGAACATAATCGGCAAATACATCACTATCAGGATCGGCACCAAAAAACTTCTTCTTTTTGCCCTTTGCCATGCTATCCGTCATGGTTGGCTGACTCATGTCACGGCGTGGTAATTCAGGTTGTTGCTCTTCTTGTGGAACAAACGGCTCCATGGATCCCTGAGGGGCAGTGACAGGAGCATGCTCTCGTAATCCAATGGAGGGATTCATTGCAGGAATGTCGGGTGCATTATATTGACGATCTGAGTCTTGCCCATTCACGTCCAGATAGGTGGCGGGAGGACCTTTGCATCTTCTAGCCTTTTTACGTTCCTCCTTTCGTGCCGCTCTTGTGGCATAATCGTTGGCACATCCCGGGGTGGGTGCGCCTCCGATTTCTTGGAAGGCGTCGTCTAAAGCGCAATAGTTCATTGCCCTTACTACCAAATGCAATTATTCTTATATCAGAGAAATGAACCTCTTCCCCCACGGATGTTGGATTCTTATTTTTGTCATTCTCATCGCCCTTTTCTTCTTCTCTCGCATATCGGCCGATGGATTTGTTGACCAAGCATCCACAGATGCGAATGCGAATTATGCAGCGCTTCTCTTATACATTCAATCACAACCTCCTGAAAAATCGGTTAAGTTCATACGTGACATTAAACAAAAATTCTTTACGGATGCATCCGATGTAAAGGTTCCCATTGACTATGAACATTTAGCACAATTACCAAACGGGCCCGTTTTTTAATGAGAGGAAAAGCAGTTGTTTATACAGAATAGCAGATGCAACAACAAGGATCTCAAAGTGGCGGCATGACCAATCCCTTCCAAGGCCTGCTAGCGTCCATTGATTCCCCTTATAAACTTATTTATGGATTTGTACTTGTATTGATCATCATTTATTCCTCCATTATTCCCACTGAGTACCGTACATTCGCAGATTCATTGCTAGGTCGCATTTTTGGGATTGCCATCGTATACGGAGTCATAGAATCCCTCGGATGGGTCTACGGACTTCTTACTGCCATGGCCTTTCTCCTTCTCTTACACGGGGCACCTCGCAAGCCATCAGGTGCAGTAGAGGGATTTGATGGATCCATCAATACAAAGAAAGCAGTTGGTAAACGGTGGTTTGTGGAGAAAGTACTAGGAGAACGGACACGCAGCATTGAAACGGATCGTGTTACCACATCAGCAGTAGATGGTCATTAATAGCAATTGATTAAACATATATTGAATAGAGATGAGAAACATCATGTGGCCTTCTTTCTTGGCCATTCAAACAAATACGGATGGCATTCTGAGAGCACTGGCGATTGTATGCGCCGCTATTGTGATAATTCATTACAGTACCATGTTTGAACGAGAATACAGTACGAAATTAGCGGAACTCTATATTCATCCCTGGTGGCGGCTACTCGTTGTTCTTCTTATTGTCAGCTCTGCGATGTGGTGCCCCTCGGTAGGGATTGTTGTTGCACTAGTAACCTTCTTTTATTTAAGCGACATGAATACCTTAATTACACCGATGACAAATTTATAATTGGTTTGCTCGGATGTATAAGAGCTTCACTACTAACAGGATGAGTCTTCCGGCTGCATTAGGTCATCAAGCATTTGCTACCGTTGCATCTCTAAGTCCTATTGATGCTTTTCTACAAATCTTTAATACCAATCCATATTTCATCGGAATTATGATGCTTATTCTCAACTTGGGTGGGCGCTTTATTAGTTTGGAAATTACTAAGAAACAGGAATTGTTTCTGCAACATCCTTGGGTTCGTCGTGTCTTGATTTTTACTGTGCTATTCGTCGCTACACGTAGCATTCAAGTTGCGTTCTGGACTACCGTTGCAGTGGTACTCTTTCTAGGCTACCTCTTCAATGAGAATTCTGCTCTTTGCATCTTTGGAAATGGCGGCTCCAATGGTTCTAAGTGTGCGGATGCACCTGCGCCAGGCGAAGGAATGTCACCTGAAGAAAAGGAAATTCTTCATCGTTTAAGTGCAAAGGCTCAAAAGTATGCAGTAATAGAGGGAGGTGGAAAAGATAGTAAAAATCCACAACAACAGGCGCTAAACGGCTCCGCTGTTCGACCAGAAGACGAAGAGGATGATGTTCTTCACACGGATGTGTATGCTGCGAATTTGTCATTATTACGCACTTTTTAGGAAAAATGCACTTTTTTAAAAGAACCTTACGATTGCCCTTTGGGCAATCGCTCGGCCGTGTTAGCGCAGCATGCGCCGACGCCCACTAAGTGCCCAAAAATCCAGATATTTATAAATAGTTAATTATATACTTATGTTAAGTACATGATTAACTAGTTTTACTTAATATTTTTTATATTTTTTTGAGATTTTTGGGCACTTTTTTCTAAAAAGTGCAGCGCTTTATAAATTCAACGTCATCGTATTCTCCACAGGTGCCGCCGCCTTTCGTCGTCCACGACTCACTCGTTGTCCCGTATTTCCCGTTCGTGTGGCATCCGTCATATCCGACATAGATGCGGAATGAATACTGGAGATCTCAAATGCAGCCTGTTGAGCAGAGTGCTGAGAATGATGCGGACTCGAAGGTGGAATCATAATCGGATTGGCTTCTAGCTCCGCATTTCGCACTTCTTGAAATGTTCTCAAAATATCATCCACTCCACTCGGCCCCTTCATCTCACGACGCTGTGCCATCGGTTGAATAGATGCCATGCTCTGCGGCATTTGCTGTGGTGGCATCATTCCATTTGAGGCTTGATAAAAGGCTCCTGGGCCTTGAGGTTGTTGCTGCATTTGCTGTGGCATTTGTTGTTGTGGCATTTGTTGTGGCATTTGCATACCTTGAGGCATTTGCTGAGGTACATTCATCGCCGCTCCCATAAAGTTACCAAATCCTGGTCCTGCCTGTTGAGCTGCCGCTGCCGCAAACTGCTTCGCTAGCTGCGGATTGTTCTTAAAAATATCTGTCGGATCCACATTGTTCATCTTGGAACGAAAGAAGGAATTGCTCATGTGAAACATAAATCCACTTCCAACCAGGGACATCAACAACTTTGCCTCAGGTGGCATGTTACCACGGCCCTTGTACTTGTCATACAACTCTTCAAAGACCTCATCAAAATCTTCAATGTTCTCGTGTACGGATTCAGACCAACCATCTAACTCCCAATCAAACGGATTGAACTTGCTGTTCAAGAACTCCGCACCTGTTGCCACTCCCATCAAGCACTGTCGCTGAAAGCGCAGCGATGCCTCCAAATTCTTGGCATCCACCAAACGATCATATTCTAGCTGGATTTCCTCCACCGTATTGTCCATGGTGTACCGCTTGGTCAGCGTGTATCCCTTGGATTCCAAACGATTCAACTTGTTGATCAAATCAATCTTCTTTTTGCGTTCCTCCTCTGGACTGAGCTTGGTTGCTGCTGCCAGACTGATGGATGGACCAGATGCCGTCTGAGAATTTGAAAACAGATTTGGATCCGATCCATCACTGTCTCTTTTAACAGAAAATTCAGACATAGATGGTCCAGAACTCATCGGAATATCAAAGGAGATAGACTCCAGTGGTTCCAATGTGCCAATGCTAATGTCCTGAATAGGTTCCATGGCGGAAACGTGTTGTGAAGATGAATTTTGTGCCGGGCGAGCACGATTAGAAAGGAGACTTAGACCCAAATCATCACCCAAATCTTCTCCACTTAGCTCAATTACATTGCCAACATTGGAGCTAATTTGGAGATCGGATCCCATACTCTCCACAAAATTATGCATATCTGAAATTGATACACTAGATCCACTCATATGTCTTTCATCATAAGTGTTTTTTTAAGCACGATAATTCACACACTTTACAATGTGTACTGGATGGTTGACTTTGATGCGATGAGACTTAATAAAAATCCCAAGCTAGCCCCTGCCCCTATTTGATATATCGTGTGACATCGTTTAAGATACCTTGATAACATGACGAGGAAGGCATATAGTAGTAATCCCACTTTTATTAAAATATTATCCGTATATTGCATATAAAATCCTGCAAAAAATGCAACTTGTGAGGAATGACCTGAGGGCATTCCAGGTTGTCCACCACATGGTCCATCGTTACACAATAAATTACAATTGGTTGCTTCTCTTGGACGTGGACTCTTTTTTTTGATAATACCGTGCTTGATTCCTTCGGACAAGAGGGTGGTTCCAAACATTCCCATACAGGCAATGATGTGTATTGGATTATGAGTGAATATGAAAAAGATAATACATATTCCATATAAGAATGCTATAGAGATGGAGATTGTATCGGTGATATCCATTAGCTGCACTTTTTTGCACTTTTTAAAAAAAAGTGCCCAAAAATCTACTTAGGATACTTATAAAAATACTGCCCAAAAATTTAATTAGGTTACTTTTAAAATGCTGCCCAAAAATATAATTAGGGTACTTTTAATATGCTGCCCAAACTATACTTAAAATACTATTCAAAAATCTATTAAAAATAAAATAAATTTTAAATAGATTTTGCACACATTTTAGACCGGCGGGCATTTCAAACCGGCACTAAAAGTAAGAGAGAATGAGAAAGCATCATACTGAAGACTATAAATTATCTGCCGTCAAGTATGCTTTACGAACAGATAATGAGGTAGAAACCTGTGAAGTATTTGATTGTAAAAGGTCGTCCCTTCAAGATTGGCTAAAACTATACGAAGAAACAGGTTCTCCAGTTAGAGATACAAAGAACCAAAGGACTGCCTATAAAGTAAAGAAGGAATATATTGATTTTTTGCGTCAGGAACTACACAAGAAGCCTGATATTTTTATGGAGGACTTGCGAACTCTATTAGTAAATAAGTATCCCGATGCGGATATTTCAAGAGAGCATATTGGTAGATTACTAAGGGACGATAATAAGACACGAAAAAGATTACGAAAGAAGCACGAACCTAAGTTATATAGGGGAAAGGAAAGAGACCATAAGGGCGAAGTTAAAGAGTATTTGAAACAGGCAAGGAAATATGACTTAGATAAGATTATATGTTTAGACGAAACAGCAGTGTATGCTAATTTGTATCCGTCATATGGTCGTTGTGATATTGGTAAGAGATGCTACATAACATCTGATGACAATAAGGTTTTTACACATTATTCCTTACTTGTAGCAATATCAAATAATAAAACAATAGGTTGGACTCTATATGAAAAAGGTGCTGTAAATGCCGAAAGACTAACTGAGTTTATAAAAGAGTACATAACTGGTAAATACGAAGACCATCTTATTATAATGGATAATGCTATGTTTCACAAATCACCAGAGGTAAAACAAGCAGTAGTGGAATCAAACAATACGATACAATATACAGTTCCATATTATCCAAGATCCAATCCTATAGAGCAATATTTCAGCCAAATGAAACACTATATCAAGAAAGAATCACCAATATCATTTGATGATATAAAAAAGATAGTCCAAAAAAGTATCGCTAAAGTAAAGAGGGAAAACTATAATAACTATTTCTTACACGCATTTCGTAGTGATACACTATTGAAACCAACACAAACAAGAAGAAGAGAACCAAAGGTTTATAAATAACTAATCAATATCTTCAATAATATTTTTCATACCTCTTGTAAGTGCTACATAATATAAATTATCACCTTCTTCGTGCCCTATATCATCATTGTCATTTGCTATTCTAACATTATCATCTTCCAATCCCTTATAGGCGTGTATGGTATAGAACTTTACTTTGGCTTCTGCTTTGCTTGTTATATTTTCTTCTATTGTAGATATAATCTTCTCAAGTGCATCTTTTGTAATAGACCTTAGAAACTTAGGCAAATCATCTGAGAACTCTTCATCATCAATATTACCGCCAAATGTAGAAAGCACTGTATGTAGTTTTCTCATCTTATCACATTGCTCTTCATAGTTACAAATCCATATATCCTTAGTAGTTTGTGCTAATCCAAGTAGATGTTGCCAACTCCTACATAGATATGTGTATTTTTCATCCTTAATTGTTTCTATATCATCAGTAAGAACTGTATTATGATTACTCTTTGAAATCATCCAGCAATCCTTGAACTTCGTTCTAATGATTTCACACGCTGGGTCTCCAATACGAAATGTTGAGTAAAACTCTACTATAAGAGCAGTAGGAGGTAAATGATTAAAGCCGTTAATACATCCGCGCCATTGATAGATTGATTGTTTTGGATCTCCAACAAATATTTTAGGTATAGTTGTATCAGCCAATAACATATTCAACATCATAATATCAAAGTCTTGCGTCTCATCAATCATAATCATATCATAGGTTGCATCTATATACTCTTTTAGCCATCTATTAATCAGGCACAATTTCAATAGACTTTCAAATGTAAGTAGTTGATTTAGCATTGTTTTACTCCATAATGAATTGAGTAATGGTGTATCTTTACCAATAATCTTATCTGAATATTCTTGTGTTGTTTTGATATAAGGATTACCACAAAACTTCATATACAACTCTACATAATACTTTCTAATAGCAAATGGCTTACCTTTGAACCAGGGAATAGTGTTATGAATGGTTTGTGGTTTTAGTTCTGTAATATCAGGTTCTCTCTTCTTTACAGATATAAATGCCCCTCTTGCTAATGAATGAAATGTCTGTGGGTGTAAGTTTTTTATACCTTGTTTCTTAATCTTAGCACCAATATCTGTAATAAGTGCTTTATTGAAGGCAAGGTATAATATCTTTTTAGTATTGTGTATCTTAGAAAGTTCAAGTAGAGTTGTAGTCTTTCCACTACCTGCTACTGACTTTATAGCAAGGATTTCGTTTGGTTCAAACTGATGCTTATTCACATATCTTCTGTGAATACCATCAAGTAGATACATTGATTTTTTACATCTTGCGTAAATGATACGAACCTTCTCTAACTCTTTAGTAATACCTTGAAAGTGTGCTAAACCCTCTTCAGTAAGCATATTTTGTAGGCAAGTATCATCGTGTATTTTCTGAAACGAACAGGGTTTGCCTATCCATACATTTCTTCGTTTCTTATCTATTTCAATATGATAGTTCTCTCTATCTTCAAGTAAAATCCATTCTTTACGACCAGTGTACAGATAGACAGTGTTTTTTACAGCCTTAACCGCCTTTTCCCAGTTGTCGTGCGGTATTTCACATATGATTTTATTACCAATCTGAACCTTTCGTATATACTGATTTTCTACATTGAAGATCCAATCCAAATGCGTAGTTGCATCTCTACTCTGAATAGCCTCAACCGAAATAGGCGAATTCTGAAACTCTATACCCATATCATTTAGACTATCATACGCATCAACGATATGTTTTACAGCATCATTCTTTCTAATAACCTCTCTGTTTTCCTGCTCTATTAACCCAGATAGTTTATTGTGCCAAGTATCATTATCACGCACTCTTTCCAATGTATTTCTTTCACACTCAATATGGGTCTCTTTTACATTATTAGGGTGATAGAAATGCTCTGTATAGTTATTATCAGCATTTCTTGATTGCCTAAAATGAACTGGCTTATCACAGTTGAAACAAAGAAAAGGGCTTGTCTTACTTATGTTGAACTTGTATATATCAGGTATAGTTACGATTTTTTCGTTCAACACTGCTATATCTGGCATTACTATTGATTGTATGAGTCATTCGCTTAAATCATACACTCAATTTTACTTTGAAAAGTGCCGGTTTGAAATGCCCGCCGGTCTAAACAGATTTTGCACACATTTTAAACAGATTTTTGCGCACTTTTTTCTAAAAAGTGCTATTAGATCATAAAACTACTCGGTTGAAAGACAGGCATTTTTTTCTGTCTTGTTTCCTTCTTCTTAAATGCACTTGCAATCATTTTATAAGGCTTATCTTTCGACAATCGTGCTAACTGATAAATTTTATCTACATCTTCTACTGTATAAATCTTTCCTGGATATTTCTTAATTGCATCAATGTGACGCTGAATTATTTTTATATCCGATCCTTTTTCTTTCTTTTGTTCTTTCATTAATTTGGTAATGATTTGTTTTTTGTAATCTTTCTTCTTTTGCGTCGTGGATACAGGTTTGGAAATAAGTGGTTTAGTTAATTTCGGAACAATATTTTTCCGTGTAACATTTTTAGGCCATGGACTATTTGGTCGTGGCTTTCTCCAAGAATTTCTTTTACGAATACTAACGTTGCGATTCTTGAGACGATATCTATTACGATACGTGCTACGATAAGGACTACGATATGTGCTGCGATGGGTGTTACGATGGGTGTTACGATAGGTGCTACGACGAGTGTTACGATAAGGGCGCTGCTTAATAGATTTTGCAATGCTTTTTTCTGGATAATAAAAACTTTTATATTTATTTGGCTGAGGCACTTCACGCATAGACTTTGTCGGCATCACGGTTTCCTTCATCACGATATCTTCCACAATTGCATAGGGTTTTCCCTCACTTGTATTTCTTTTAAGATCTGCATCATCATAAATAATATCTACATTATTCATGGTATAAATTGGATTAGGATAGGCACGAATGGCATTCAGATGTTTCTGAGTAGCCGCTTTACGAAAAGCAGCATTTCCTGGTTTTCTATTTACAGTGGTTGCTATCTTTTGCTCCAAGGCTGCAACAATCGTATCTTTTAGATTCTTTTGCGCCATCTTTATTGCGCTACCTACTTATGGTTATCAAAAAGATCTACCGCCATACAAAGTGCATCTGCCATATCCGATTTCTTTTTAGACGCATTCCATGATGTATATAACATCTGGTTTACTACCATTCCTGAATCAAATAACTGTTTCACACGGTCTTCCGATTTGCTCTTTCGCTCTGCGTATCCTTCATCCCCCTTTGGCGCATCACTCACTTTTTTCTTTGCATGCACAAAATGATACTCGGGAGATTCTTTGTTCTGTAAAAACTGTTCCCGTAATGTTGCAAAAAGAAGCACCTGAACCGATTTCATATGAGGATTCTTAAAGACGGGCTGATTTTCTAGTAGCACATGCGTGCATCCTTTGAATACAGACCAATATTCTTTTACAAATTGGCGTAATGCATCATGAATGAGCTCTAGGGATACTTTGGAGGCATTCGCTTGCTTTGGCTGTTCCCATTTGAGTGCAAACTTTTTTGACAAGGATTCTAGGCATTTCTCATTTGATGATCCAAGATTCTCACACTCATGCGTTTTAATTAACTCTTTCAGCACTTTGTTCAATGGCAATTTCTTCTTGATTAACTCAGGAAGTACAGTGTGCGTTTTTGGAATATGCCGTTTGCAATATGGCTTTGCGTTTACGGTGAAAGACGCTTTTAGTTTACAAGTAGAACATGTAATAATCTCTACTGGCTCTAAGAGGTTGCAATTTGCGAGTGCAATGAGATTGGACGTATTCTCTAGAACGGCAAAGGCTAAGTTTTTAATACCGATGTCAAAAGCGAGGACTTTCATTAAGGTTGTAAGGAGTGAATTGGTTTATATTCTGAGAAAATGACATTTATCAGAATAGGTATGGACCTGGTGAGGATTGAACTCACGACTTCCACCTAACTTATAATAAAATATAAGAGCGGCACTCTAGACCAACTGAGTTACAGGTCCATTTTGAGGAATTTCTTCCTACCTTTCTATGGTTACTATTCTTTAAATACTGTACGCAACACGATTTTTGGGCACTTTTTTTTAAAAAGTGCTAAAATTTGCCTCTTGATGAATTTCGTCCGCCCTCACGATGCGTAGTTAATGCAATGTTCTTACGATTCATCCGCAGCTCTTGCATCGTTGGTTCATATTCATACGTACCAAACAGCGGTGGAGCCTTTGCATTTGCTCGTTCCACTCCCAGGCCATTTTTCATGTACGTATGGTTCACTTCCGAATAAAAGGGAGTAGAATGAACAATGGCCGCAGGTGGCGGAACGGTATTGGCCATCGGCAAGGAGGCACCTGACCATTCAATCTGACGCTGCCGAGCTTCTTCCATGATCTCCGTTGCATGATTGATTAGCCAGGCCTTTGTGCTAAATTGTAAGGCAGGACGAATGTTTTTTGTGCATTGTGGCCGATAATCTGTTACCAAACGAGCGTCCTCAAGCGGACCGGCGTAGGCGGGGTAACGGTTATCTCTGGCAGGATATAGCTCTTTAGCTGGTGCAACATATGCAGAACGAGCTGCTTGATAGTCTTCACCAAATGAAGGAGAATGGTATAAATTCGGGCGAGTATCTCGGGTAAATCCAGGTTGGTCAAGCTCCGCCATCTATCTTTATCAATGGTTTTGCTTATTAAATCGGAGAAGTTGCCATTAGGCAGACTCATTGCTAAAGGTTGCACTGGTTTCCAAAAACGAACTGGATCCCACAGTAGATCCCGCAGAACCGGGTTTGAGTGACCGATCCGATGTCTTCAGTGCCTCAATCACGGCGCCCTTTTTCATCGTGCCTGCGCCTGTAATTCCTCTTGACTTAGCAAGTGTCTGCAATTCTTTCAAGTTCATGGAATCATAAGAAATCAAAACGGAGGTAGTTTGTTCTTCCTCCACGGCATCAAATGGTTTGTATTCAGATACATCCTCTTCCTTCAGTTCTATAGTTGGCAAGAATGTAGCAGACAAATCAGTCATATCCACTTCTACATCAGGTTTGATCTCCTCTTCATCATAAGGTGTATAGGAATCCGTAGACTTCTCAACAGATTCGGTTTCAGCCGGTAGTTCTGTATAGGATTGAATTTCGGCGCTCATTTTGAGATCAAGTAGAATAGATTCCAGAAGGCCTACTTTCTGCTCATTCTGCTGAAGACGTGTGTACAAATACAAAATAATAGAGCTAAATAGCAAAACAACTACAAATACGATTGTTAGCGTATCACCTAGACTGGTCATTCTGTCGTTGTCTAGAGATTTTCAAACCAAATTCTGGCGCAGCAATTATTATTGTATACTAGCGCATACTAGCGCATGCGCATTAACCCATTCTTCTGTAATAACGTATCCACACTGCTTACTTTACAGATACCTCTTCTCAAATAATAAAGAAACTCCACCTTCCCATCTTTATCCACTTTCGCAGGACAACATAGTCGCTGAATTGTTGGACCCGATTTTTCCACAAGTTCAAATAAATGTGTACTGATCACGCTGATCACATTCTTCTTTTTCCATAATTGATCGCAATAAATCTGACAACTGCGTAGCGCATCAGGAGGATTCGTAGAATGATAGAGCTCATCAATAAATACTAAAATTGGCGCTTTATGCGTTAGTGTATTTGCTGTAAATTCAATTTCCCGTTCAAATCTGGATTTGGATCCTGGCAAATCATCCGGTTTCAAGCATACAAACATCTTCTGGAATGGTGTCATTGTAACAAATCCACATCCACAGCCATAGGTATGGGCTAATAATGCACTAACAGAAAGAGCCCTTAGCACCGTTGATTTACCACCCTTATTCGGACCAGTTAGCAACGCATGGCGCTTCTTATCAAAGGATGCAGTAATCGTTTTTCTTACTGCCACTGGAACCTGAAAGTCAAATGTATCCTTTGCATGAAAGATAGGCGTAGAATGATTACTCCATCGCACAGGATGTACATTCTTTTCATTTGCCAGTGACATAATCACTTCCAGTGATCCAACATATTTCAGTGCAAGTTTGAAATAATTTGAATCTAAGATCACTCTGGCAACCGCATCTCGCTCATTTGGAAGATCAGGCAAGGGGCATTTAAAGAATGTAAATCCATGATCCTTCAATAATGACTCCAGCATTTTATAACTATTTTTGAAGTGTAGCACTAATTTACCATTCTCTTGAATAATTGTATCAATAGATTTCAAATGTTTATATGACCAATAAGGCTGAACAATACTTTGAACAATGGTTACCATAGCTAGGCCAAATTGTTTCATGAGTTTGATAAATGGTAAGGATTGACTTTGTATTTTTGTAGGATCCATGATACTTTGAACATTTCCCGTTAGCATGGAATGCAAAATATTTACATAATTATTTAGTGTCATGGGAATACAAAAGACAAATCTTAAAATAATATATGGCGCAATCAAAATAAAAAGGGGAAACAACAACGAAATACCTGGCAGCGCATAAATGCGAATGGCAGACCAAATCGTTAAAAAGAAGGGAACAAAATTAAGTGGTTGTAACATCGGTTTAAAAAATAAAATTTCATTGTACGATTCTTTTTCCAATTCCGATTCACTCCCAATCAAATGATTTAGACGTTCCTCTATTTCTGCAATTTCCTTAAAAAGCACATGACATTTTCCAAAGAAAGTAGGATCCACTTCAAATGCTGCTTTAAATCGTTTAAACTTAGCACTTAAATGATGTAGTTTTGCTAAATCGTATTTCCAATCATGTAGTTGTTGATGGAGACAGGCCTTAGAGGATGCGGTTTGAAGATCTAGCCATTCTGAACACGTGTTAATATCTATAATAGCATCTACTGAACTCATCTTATGAAAACGAGAGTCTTTTTTAAAATAGATTAAAACACGACGCCGATGATAAAATTTGAAATTATTATTTCCAAAAAAATAACGTGCGGCTTAAAACATTTGCTAATTAGTACAACTAATGTCATCCATTCTCCAAGATATTCAGACGGTCCGTTCGCTGCGTAAAGCTGTCCGGGATCCTAAAGTACCTGCGCCTATCATTAAGGCAATTGAGAGTATTCATCATTGCATTAAGAGTGGGACGGATCTGAATGGATGGAAGAAGGTGGAATGGCGTGGTAACACGCCCACTGCTCGTCCTACGACAAGCACTCCTAGTCAGAAAAATACGGCATTCTTCACGAATCGCCAAGGTAACCAAGAAGCACAACACTCTGCCGCACCCGCATACAATTACAATAATCGCTCCAAAAATGGATTCGCGCATGCTGTTCAGCCGAAGGAAACACCTGCGAGTATTCCATTGATCTCACCTGAAGCGGTTCTTGGGGCTTCGACTACTTCAAGTGCTACTTCAAGTGCTGTTACAAATGCTGCTTCAAATGCAGCAGATGCGGATAACTTTGAAGTGGTTCGTCGTGGGCATTGGCAGGAAAAATCGGACAACTTTCGTCCTCAAAAATACGTCAGTAAATTCAAGAAAACATCTGATAAAGTGGAGGATACTATCCTGAATACCATTCTTCTCGGAAAATTAAATAAGTTCAGTCAAGTAAATTACAATGAAATCAAGGAGTTTATCACGCACATTATTTCCAGCGGACAAACGGAAATGATCAAGTGCTTTATGAAACTGGTCTTTGAAAAGGCAGCGAGTGAGGAAGTCTTCTGCCCCTTATACGCAAAGCTGCTCAGTGAGCTAAGTGCGAGTTATCCCGTTCTCTTGACGGAAATGACTACATTATACAATCAGTACATGGAAATCTTTGAAGAAGTCGCAGATGGAAATGGCGAGAATTACAATGAGTTGTGTCAGCGCAATGTGGAAAAGAAATACCGTCGTGGATATTCCCAGTTTCTGGCAGAACTCATTAAGCACAATGTGGTGGACACGGATACCTTCATGAAGATCATTACGAAGATCATTCATCAAGTGGAACTAAACATGACTACAAAGGAATCTATCAAGTTGAATGAAGAATTTGCAGATTGCTTGATGAAGATTACTAAAGCGATTAAAATTAGCAAAGATGAGGATGATGATGACGACGATATTCGTTTGATTCGTACCACATTGAAGAAAGAGACGGCGCTTCGTATTCATCCTCTTTGCCAGCGTTCTGGCGAATTGGTAGGTATTAGTAACAAGGCTCGTTTTACCTTCTTGGATATCTATGAGAACATTCAGAAATTCTAAGTGGGGACACGTGTGTCCCCACACCCCTCACTGTGCCCCTCACAGTATGTATTCTCTCATACTTCATAGAATAAAGTGATAATAATCTTCATACTAAAAAGAATGCGACGAGGTACAATTAAACGTGGAATAAAGAAATATACGGCGATTATACCAAAAACAGCAAAAGCAGCAAAAAATATATCTAAAATGGGAACAAATCGCATAAAATATTTTTTAAAGGGCACAAAGAGACAAGTAACACTAAAAGCCGCACAACTTCCTAAAAAGCTAGATAGTACAATCTCTACCATGTTGCGCTCTTTCACAAAGAAGCACGGTAGAAAATAATCAGAACATGATTATAAATAGTAAAAATTGATGATGTAATTGTGCTTGTTTAAGTTACGACCATTTATTTAAACAAGAATAGTAGAATGCCGAAGAAAGATAAGGTATTGTCCAAGAAAAAATCTGGATCCAATGAGTATGACAGTGATAGCAGCGTAGATAGCAAGGGAAATATTCGTGATCTCATTGCATATGATTCAGAAGACGAACCTATTCGCCCCACTCGCAAGGCAGCAGTGGTTGCACGCAAAAAGATTGATCAAATTATTAATAAAGAAGAAGAAAAAAATACTGTTCATTATCCTAATGTAGTACGTGTAAAGGACACACGTAATATCACTCCCTCTAAGCGAAAATATCCTGTGACCAAAAAGGAGGATGACATGGACGAGGTTGATTTAGAGGAGGAAAGCGAAGAAGAAAGCGAAGAGGAGGAAGAAGAGGAAGAAGAGGAAGAGGAAGAGGAAGAGGAAGAAGAAGAAGAAGAAGAAGAAGAGGAGGAATATGAGGAGGACGAGGACGAGGAAGAGGATGAAGAAGACATGGAAGAGGACGGAGCAAATGCCATCAGTAAAATTATCTTTGCATTAGGCGGAATGAACCAAGAAAACACCATGGTTCCCAAGAAACATAACATGAAGAAAGAACCAGAAAAGGTTAAGAAGTTTGTTAAGCTTCTTACTGCCCCCGTGGAAGAGAATACCATTGATACTCAAATTGATCAATTCAAACAGTTGACAGTAGATAAACAAAATGAATTGATTGTGGCTCTGGAAAATCGCCCCGCATCCACCGACAGCGGTGTGAATCTCATGCTCAAAATTCTGACACTCAAACTACCTGCGGATGTTCAAGCTATGATTCTCTCTAAATACAATAGTCTTCAAGGACTAGAAGCATCCAGCAATGAATACTACAAAATGCGTGCGTGGCTAGACAAAGTGGTTAGCATTCCGTTTGGACAATACAAAGATATTCCTGTTAAACTGGAGGATGGCCCAGAAAAATGCGCAGAGTTCATGGGGCTTGCTAAGAAGTGTCTAGATGGGGCCGTCTATGGCCAAGAAGAGTCCAAACTCCAAATCATGCAATTCATCAGTACTAAAATTGCGAATCCAGATGGACGAGGCCTCTGTCTTCTCCTTATTGGTCCTCCAGGTATTGGAAAGACTACCATCATTAAGAACGGAATTGCAAAAGCGCTCGGATGGCCCTTTCAGTTTATTTCCCTCGGTGGTGATTCTGATGCGAGTACTTACACGGGTCATCAACTTGTATATGAATCTTCGCATTGCGGTAAGATTGTGAACTCTCTAGTTGCATCTAAGTACATGAGTACTGTCATCTTGTTTGATGAATTGGACAAGATCTCTCAAACTCCCAAAGGCGAAGAAGTGATGAATCTACTCATTCACTTAACGGATCCAGTGCAGAACAATCAGTTTGAAGATAAATATTTATCTGGTGTACCTATTGATTTGAGCAAGGTGATGTTTGTCTTCTCAGCGAATGATATCAATAAGATTGATAAGGTTCTACTTGATCGTATGACTGTGATTGATTTGAAGGGATATGATCTGAAACAGAAAACGGTGATTGCGGAACAATACTTGCTACCCATTGCACTAAAGGAAGTGAATTTATTGGAGAAGGTGGCGATTTCCAAGGAGATTCTCACTACCGTTATTCAGGAATATGCCAATGAAGAAAAAGGCGTACGTGAATTGAAGAGGGGTATTGAGCAAATTACACAGAAGATCAATATGTTGCGCATGTATAATTCTCCTGAATTACCATTTCATATCAAGGACTTCTCTTTACCCTTTATCGTCAAGAAAGATCATGTCAAATTATTCTTGAAGAAGAAAGAAAATCATGATGCTCCTCCCCCACACATGTACACCTAAACTTATTGAAAATAAGCATTTATTTTTTCTTGCTCCTTTTTCGTAAGAGGACGACCAGAAGATGCTTTGTTTAATAAACGCTGTATATTATTTGCTTTCTTTGAATGATTTGCTTCCGCCAATGATATTTGTGCGAGTGCATTATTTAATGAGTTGCTTCGTTTTCGTGGCGATGGTGCATTTGCTGCATTCTTTTTCTTCTTTGTAGCAGTTGATTTTACAAATACTTTATTTTTCACATTTATATTTGATGCAGGCATTAATAATTCATAATGCCCCTCATCAATTCGTAACATATCAATGGTAGTATGTGCGGGTTCTTCAGGAATAAATTCATATTTTATGATTCTGGAGGATGTACCCACTTCTTTACGATAGGTTTTCTTTCCCTCTATGACTTTGTTCAGTACTCTTTTTGCTCTAGATGGCCCTACCGAATCATAAATATTTATATTTATACGTAATGCTTCTGCTGCATATTCTGGAACAATATCAAATGCATCACTATCCCAAATACCTGGTGTTTTTAGTTGCATGATGGTTTGATATAATTTTATTTTTTGTACTTCATCTAAACTGCTTTGTTGTATCATATTATTAAATTCAACATCGTCGTTGTAGGATTGATTGCTATTATTATTACTATTACTATTACTATTGCTATTACTATTCCAATTTACATCATCTTCTATTAATAATTTATTAATAATTTCCCAATCATTTGGATCAGGTGATATTAACTCATCAATAATCATTTCTTTTATGAAATTTACAATATGATTGCGAAACCAGATATGGTCTCTTGATGCGTGCGGTGCATGCGATTCAATTCCAGTACGTTTATAATATTCTTCAATGGTTCTAAAGAAACAATTTCCATCGCCTTTAATGGGAATCTCTAACCAATGATTTTCTTGTAAGAATTCATTTAGACATGTTTTTGCTTGAACACGAGGTCTACATTGTTTAATGGTTGTAATTCGTAGCCCACCTCCAACGTAGTTACGACGTTTTGCCGTAACTACCATACTCACGATCACTGTATGTATTCAACATTATATAGTCATAACACAAGATTCCACCCAAAACAATAGATGCACCTGTCAAAAATCGTTTAGAAGAAACATTTCCCTCCACGGATTCACCAAAATAAGCACACATTGCGTTTTGTATGAGATTTGGTTTATCTGATAACAATCGTTCAACTGATGTAAAAATACATTTATTTAGTATATAATATAATAATGCAGCTAACAATACAAAAACAAAGAAAAGTACACGACCAATATCACCAGGTTTTGAGTGAAAAAAGAAATAATAAAATCCAATTGCAAAAATAAAATAATGTAAAAATGTCATGAGACATGACTGTTGTTCACCCGTTAAAAAGAAACAGGTTGTCCGTATGCTTGTGGCAAAAAATGTCGTACAGGCTTTTTCTACTTGTGCGGCATAGTCTCCCATGTCATAGGGGCTCTTCTTTTTATAAGAATAAAACCATACAATAAATACACCACGATAGAATAGGATGTCTGTTTTTCAAGATCGGTTTGAAGGTGTCTGGTCACCCCTCTATTTGAAAAAACTGGCCTTTCAGATTGCCATGGTATTTGTCATATTCGCAGCGATTTCTGCGTTTATGTTCGCCTTCCTGGATACGAATTTAATTGACATGATTTTTGGTAAAAGCAAGATCATCTATGGTATTATTGGCCTCTCCGCCATCGGAATCATGTTTTACCGAGATACCTATTTACCCTTCCTCGGACCCATGGTAGCCCCGTGTTCTGTATTAGAAAACAAGGAGCCTCCGGGTGCTACAAAGGAGGTAAAAGTTGTCATTGAACCTAACTCCAAAGTTATGTATTGGGCAGCCGAACCAGCCAATGAAAAGTTAGGGAAGTTAAATTCCTGGAAGGAGGCCTATGGAAAATATGAAAATGCGGGCGTAACCACTTCCAATGCAGGCGGTGTGGCGACTTTCAAGATCCGAGATCCTCAGACCTACAAGGTGCCTTTTATGGGAAAACTAGATTCACATGTTCATTATCGTGTATGCGGTGATAACGGATTTATTGGTACAGTCCGCACCGCTTACATCAACGAATTGGGTCCCGAAGGATTTGAAACCCTCTCCATGCATAAATATAAAGTGACTCAATTGGCAGATTCTTCCGCCAGTATTTATTAATCATAAATCTAAAGTACATATAATACTATAACATAGTTTCATATGGAGTTTACAGAAGTAGTAGATATTTTACAGAATTGGACCATTCTTGTAGAGGAAATTGATAAATTTCGGAAGGATCATCCTTTTAAGGGCCACAATCCGCATATGAACAATGCTCGGCGTGCTATATTTTTGTTCCATGAACTAGTGGATTATTTGACAGAGAGCTTACCTATTTTAGAACAATGGATGAATGAGTATCTTGCCAAGAACAAAAAAGAAATATTTCTACGCTGGTGGGGCGAACATGTTTCCAAATGGGCCGAAGATCAATTGGAACAATTTCCAGATAGAGGTCTCTATCCCAACGTACAAGAAGAATGGGATGCAGTTTTTGGAAATAATCCTGCAACCTGTTTCTCTTTGGCCAAATCATTTGCACAAGAACTACGCAGTAAGATCTCCATGAAAAAATGTGATAATCCGACCATTCTGGCCATTCATGAAGGACAAGATCATAATGGAGATTGGTGGGGGTGTGACCTATGCGACGAACAAGAGCATATGTGGAAAACGGAATTGATGCAACGTCTTCAGACTTGCGCACATCCTTTATTGAATAAGAATCGGCTTGATTATTTAAAATGGAGGTGGCCAAATGTATCCTTGGAACACTGGTCGCCTCCACATGCCTGGGGGATTGTCAATGATCATCATCGTAGAGGGGAAATGTGTTATCAGCTAGATGTATACAAAGCGCATGTGATGAAATCGGCTGAAAAGAAATACATCAAAATGGGATTCACACGTATTCAAGCCATTTTGCCCTTTTTATGGGATTCTGTCGGTTTAGGTGAATTGCGTGGTCCATCTTGGAATAAGTACAATAAACAATATCAAAAACCATATGAAGCATTTGTCTTTCTATGGAATCGTCTAGAGATTCTCCCTCTTTCTATTGAACTGTATACGAAGCAACTAAAAGAAATTGAAACACTAGGATAGAAACATGAACCTTTCAAGTTTTCG